GAGCTGCAATTCAAACCCTACTAACTCATCAGAGTCAAGAGGTTCCATTCGAACTATTCCTGTCTTTTTTGCTTTTAGATCCAAGTCAAACTTTAAGAAAAGAAACTCGCTAGTCCTATTAGCGTAATCTGGGAACAAATCCCTTACCGCTAGACTATACATTAGATCTTGCAAGTTATCTGTATGATCTTTGCCTTTAAATACGTCCTTACTAGTTTTAAAATCTCTGATTAACGCAAACTTTTGGTCTTTATAAAGAAATAATTTATCTATAAAACCCCTAATCCTGTAGCTGACCTTTCCGTCATTCTTGATTATGTCGAAATCTTTCTCTGAATATTCTTCGGTCGGATCAGAAAGATCCCCTCCAAAGAAATCATATGAGAGACCATTAAAGATCATCTCTTTCATCATTTGGATATTCTCCGAATCATCTACACCCTCTTTCTCCGCGTGTTTAAAAATTAAGCGTTTAATAGAAGGAATAGAGAAAACATCTTGAGTTTCAATAATCTTATCAAAATAGACTTTCCTTTTAGGGACACCTAAAACCTCGAAAATCAAGTGACATATAGAGCCTCTTCTAGCTCCGTCATTACTTTTTTCGGGGAGACCCAACTTATACTTGGACCAATAAAGCCAAGAACAAGATTGAGCTGTTTTAATTCTACTCGCTGATAACGGAGATTGAGGTTCAGTCATTACTTAGTAGTGAGGCTGTTTTAAATTCTTTTTTTGTAAAAAATGATGGATTATTCTCAACAAAATTACAAATGTATCTCAATTGAGCATCTTGATCCACTGGCTTTTTTAACCAGTATTTCTTGATGTCACAGTTATCTAAATGTGCATCACCAAAATCATTATAAGACTTAGGTGGGAATTTTACACTTAAACTACCTAAGTCGAAGTATCCCGATAATTTAATATAGCTTTTGACTGCCGCGATAAGCCCTCTATTTTCCCGACTAGCCGAATCATTATTTGTAGAAATGCATATATCGACAACAGACCTGCCGCTAAGATAATTGATAATGTTAGTGTTAACAGATAAACCAAAAAGGACCAAAACGTTTTTAATACCGTGTTCATAAAGCGCCAATGCATCTCCTATACTTTCTACTAAGATTACCTGTTTTTTCAATTCTATTTCTTTATCGACCTCTGTCTCGCTATTAAAAGCTGGATAAACCCAACTATTTCTCTTACCAATATGTTTCCATTTAGGGTAATCATTATTATCATCCACCTTTCTTCCTGAGAATCCAATTATTTGGTTATGCTCATTGTAAACAGGAAAGACCATCCTCCTATACATTTGACCAACCCCAGCCAGCCCTACTTGGAAAGATTTTTGAGTCTTCTCTGAAATGTCTTTTTTGTTATAAAAATTGTAATTTGGGAACAACTTATCTAAGCATGATTCTGGATATATCTTTTCCATTTGAATTTTTTCATTAGGTTGGTAAACAGACACTGTGTCTGTATATGAATTCTGTAGAATAGACTCTGTTTCTTTTTTGTCTTTTGTAGTTAAGTCTATAAGAGCCTCAAAAGGTTTGCTGCCCCTATTCTCTACAAAATCCATCCATACTCCAGTATTCTTGTAAATTTTTAATGCAGTTTTATTATCTCCATCTCTGTATAAAGCTTGCGCTCTCCAATGATCTCCACAGTCAATTAGAGTATAGCCTATCGACTCTAGAATCCCTTGAAAGTCTTCAGAATTGATCGAAGTCTGGGATTTCTTCTTGGTGTTCATTTGTATCTAATTCCTCTTCTCCGTTCAATGCTCTAGCTATATCTCTTAAATCGCCTCTCTCTGTAATATTAAAATTATTAAAATTTAGATTAATAGCATTCTTTCTCAAGGTATCACCGATACTTACAGGTTCTATCGCACCTGCTATATCCTGACCAAGATGTCGCGCTTTTACATTGATGAGCTTATGACTACCAAACCGCTCCCCTTCACTCTCTACTTCATCTCCCGTCTTACTCCTCAAGATAAACATGTGAGAACAAAACTGAGTAATCCTGTCAGATAAAGAAACAATAGATTCATCATCTACTACATTTTGAGAGTTTCTGTTATTAGTGATGCCATATCTGTTTGATTGCACAGAAGTAATCATCGGTATCACTGGGTTACCTTCGTGCAAGATCTCTTTTTGGACGCACTTTTTAAACTTATCGACCATTTCTCCAACAACTTGCCACTCAGACTTATTGCCTCCGCTTTCAGAAGTCGTCTTAATGTAATCAAAAGAAAAGACCATTTGGTTTCCTCTACCAACCTTTGCGTAGTAGAATCTTTTTAAAGTGTTAACCATCGAATCGACATCCATCCCGCCCACATTGTAGTAATAAAATTTTAATTTACTTATTTTTGGCCAAACAGCCCTGACTTTTTCTACTACGTCCTCACCCGCGTTTCGCCATTTACCACTTTCCAATAAGTGCATGGAGACTCCTGATAAAGCAGCACATTGGCGCATGATCAATTCCTCTTTACTCATCTCACCGTTATCAAAGTGCAAAACTGGGACATTATATTTGAGACTAACCTTGGTAGAATAATCCATGCAGAATTGAGTCTTTCCTACTCCAGATCGAGCGACAATCACAGTGATGTTACCTGCTCTCAATAATGAGCCATAGATCTCATTAATCTTTTCATGCGGACCCATCATGCCAAACTCAGTGACTGGATTGTTGCCCCTCTCCTCTACTAGAGCCTCCATCTCCTCGTAGATGTTTTCTGGCGTATCATTGCCTATCTCATAGAGGTTTATACGAGAATTATACACATTGTCAGCTAGCTCTATGATCTCCCTGTAAGAGGATTCTGGAGCGATATTTTTCATTTTCCTAGCTATCTCCTGAGAAGACTCAAGAATCTCCCTTCGTATGGTATACTTCTTTAACTCTTTCGCCGTCTTTAAGATGTTGCCTTCTGGGACTTTTCTAAGAGACAAAGACTTTATGTAATCTGAAGGATTTAAATTATCTTCGAATGACAACCCGATATCGTTAACTCTTTGGGCTATAATAACTTCATCGATCTCATCTCCAGAATCGATGGCTTGTCTGATGATTCGAAAGATAGCGGAATGCAGAGAGCTTTGCTTGGAATAAAAATCTGAGTTACTTATAAAGTTAGATATCTCAGCTAGACGCTCAGGATCTTTAAGCAAACCAGCTAACAGCTGTTTTTCTAATTCAAAATTGTATATCATCTTCTAGAGTTCTTCTTCTTGAGTTGATTCTTTAGAGGGGCGCTCTAAATGAGATTCTAAAGCTTTTGTTAAGGCAAATTCCGTCATGCTGCAATCAAATTTGCAATAAACCAAAGGCTTACCATTCTCTGAAGAGACCGCCATTATTACCCCTTTATACTTGTCTGCGCCTCCCGATAACTCATAAATCTTCTCCACCATTTCCATAGGGATACAAAACTCAGGGTCTTCACTGCCATCTGGTAAATTCATAAATAAATATCTTGGTTGTTGAATACGGAAGCTTGTATTTCATCTTTAGGATAAATCTCTGCTAGTTGAATTCCGTTCACTTTACAGAAATCAAACTTTTGCATATCCCTCTTTAATTGCTCCGCATACTTAAATCGGTTCTTGTGGAAAAATTTTATAAACTTTGTGTGTTGAGCGCCTTGGACTTCCACAGCTATTTTTTTATTAGCATTATAGAAGTCTAGAGACAATCTACTACCTACCACCCTGAACTCTTCGAAGACTATATCGTTTTTCCAATAATCGTAAAGGAAAATCTTAACCGAAGTTTGAAATTTACTGCGGCTTGGTTTCTCCCAATCGATTAAATATTTTTTAGCGTTCTTGAGGTTCCTTTCTTTGCCGTTCGCATCCAAGAACTTCATGCTCCAACGGCTGCGACTTGCTCTCTAAAATACTTAATTAGGAATGAACTAAGATCTTTGTCTTCCTCGATATGTTTAAATAATTTAGCTTCACCCTGAAACTTTTCTGGAAAGGTAAGATCTTGAGTAGCTAGAAGCTCCATGAAATCATCAGTGGTTTTTAGCCATGCACCCGCTTTAGTGATGAACTCCCAACCATACAGCATGTCAATGATTTCTTTTTCTACCCAAATAGAATTCCCGCCAGTCCTCCCATAACGAATTGGATATGGGATCGTTGTGTTAGTATTCTCGTTCGCTGATTTTTTAATCGTGACTTTTGCTATATGACCGATGATGGGATTCTTCTTCGGGTCGATAGTCTTAACGGCTGGGTTTTTCAAGATTAGATCACCTTTAAACCTCGCTTCAAACTCTAAAATATTATTAGCAAAGTGCAATAACGCATTCCCCCCTGTAGCTGTAGTTTGTCGAATCGGGGCTTTTGAATAAGGGTCTATTTTAATATCAGCCCTAACTTGACTAATAAAAATAGCCATATGCCCACGCTTTCCTAGAGCTACGCTGGTTTTTTTGCAGAAGTCGGAAGCTATCAATGCACCTCCTGCGACTTTATTGGCATCATCAAAACTTTTGGCATTATCATCGCGCTTAATCAAACCGTCAACCGAATCGACAATAAAACAATATAGATTTTTCTCTTCATTATTAGTAATAAGCTCTTTAATTAAACTCATCGCTGATTCGTAGATATTGCTTTCGTAAACAAAACAAGTCCCCTCTTCCCATTTATCCTGATTAACAAAATTAACACCGCTCCTCTTCTGCATCTCAGGACTCAATCTGCCTTCAGCCTTAATATAAACCCCTCTAGCTTTTGGAATAGTCTTTAGAAAGTTTTTCATAACTTCCAGAGACTCTGATGTCTTGCCCCCCTCGTTGATTCCTGTGAAACGATGTAACCCAGGTCCGAATCCACCACCAAGATGCATATCGAATTGAAGTGAGCCACTGGAGACCTTATACTCTATAGTCTCTTCGAAGTTGTAATGGTCGCTCTTGTTTGCCTTAAGAAAATTATTAAGGATGCCTGATGGATTTATAGTATCACTCATTTAAAAAGTCTTTTATTGTTTTCTTTGCGCGGGACACATCACCATCTGGCCCCACTTTATCACCTATATCATAAGCCTCATACTTAGATAAGTCAACTGTAAAATTAAAAGCTCTGAATTTTTCAGCAAGAGTTCCTTTTAACTTGTCACTGACTAGGTAAGCTAACGAATCGAACTTCTTTCCGAAGGAGACGATAGACATAAATTCCTGAGAGTAACGATCACACAAATCGTTAAGCATCTTCATCTCTCTCGCGAAAAAGACTCTCCTCCCCTTATCGGGGACTTCGATTAATCGGAAGATTATCTCCCTCTTGTTAAGAGGTTTAGGCTTACTCACGCCACAGACTAGCTGTGGGCCAAATCATGGTCAACCATTTTTTTGACTAAATCAAGAAAACTACTTTTAGGCTTCCAACCCAAGTCTATACGAGCCTTTGACGAATCGCCCCATAACAACTCTACTTCAGCAGGACGGTAGAAGTCTGGATTGATTTGCATCAAAACTTTTCCTTCGTGAAGGTATTTTTCATCCACTCCTTCCCCCACCCACTCGCATTTTTCTACAGCAAAACCTGCGAAGTTGAAAGCTTCTTCGACAAACTCTCTAATAGTATGAGTCTCGTCAGAAGAAAGGACATATTCTTTAGGTTTTTCTTGGTTGAGCATTAGCCAAATACCTTCTACAAAATCTTCAGCATCACTCCAATCTCTTTTCGAATCAATATTGCCTAACTCTAAAGGGAAGAACTCTCCGCTTGGGTATTCATTTTTTATTCTAGCTACATTAGTACTAATCTTACGAGTAACGAACTCTTCTCCACGGCGAGTCCCTTCATGGTTAAACAACCAACCTTGGATAGCATAAAGACCATAAGAATCCCTCCAGACCTTGACAAGCTGTCTCGAAGCTGATTTAGAGGCTCCATATGGACTGCGAGGTCTTGAAGGGTGTGACTCGTCTTGAGGAGCAGTAATGACATCTCCAAACTCCTCAGATGAACCCGCTTGATAAAACCTGCATTCGGGTTTGTGTAGCCTAATAGCCTCAAGAATATTTAAAACAGAAGTGCAGTTGGCTTCCCAAGTCAGTAAAGCGAAATCCCAACTACTGCCGACAAAGCTTTGAGCAGCTAGATTAATAAAATATTTTGGCTTTAAAGACTCAACTGTTCTGGCGATGAGGTTTGAGTCAGTAAGATCAAAATTAATCAACCTAAATCTATCACTTTTGATGTGAAAAATATTATCGTGATTATAAACGCTCAAACGGCGAACGCAACCAAAAATAATATAATCGGTATTTTCAAGAAGAAAATCCACCATATGACTCCCATCCTGACCTGTAACACCAGTCACGACAATACATTGCCGACCATTAAGCCATTTTTTAGCGTCTTCAATATTTAGTATATTCATGTGGTCTATTTTTTTGCCATGATATGTCTCGTCAAAATCGCTCATTATTTTGGATATAATAATGGTTTTGAAAAGTTTCTCAATATTTATTTGTATTGCAATATAAAATCAAAAGCTGACGAGGTGAAGTTTTCTTTTAAAATCTCAGTATTAG